CTTGTTTTTTCGTGACCAACACGGATTTTTGGATCAATCCAGATTTCCATACCCGCTTCTTTAGCATCTAAACAGAAGGATACGTCTTCTCCACACATATCTTGTACATCTCCAGACTCAAAGACTTGCATTTTAGGAGCAAACCAAGGATATTTCATCTCTTTATGCTCGAATACACCATTTTTGATTAACAACCAACCAAATCCAGTGTAATCAACAGTAAAAGGCTTGCGTCTACGAGAGATTGACTCGATAGTTTCGTGATTCATCACTCCACCATTCTTGGCAAAGTCCTCTTCTTCTAACCAATGTGCAACAGATGTTGTTTTTCCGTCCTCTGTGCAGTACCAACCACCAGCAATATCCTTTTGCATCCATACTAAACGATAGAATTTCTCTGTATCAAATACAATATCAGAGTCTATCCATAACTGCCAGTCATATTTTAATTTTCCGTCCCAAGGCACTTGATCTGGGCCTCTTAATACGTTAGCACCAAGGCACTTGCATCTTGCAAAGTTAACCATTGATGAATAATCTTGTGAGATCTGGATACTCGATCCATTCTGCACGAGGTCAAAGCATAGTTGAACGAAGTTCTTTAGAAAAATATAAGATACTCCTCTACCTGGCAGACAGAAAACTATTGCTTTACCTTTGGCTAATGCCTTTGCCTCTTCTAAATTAAAGTCATCTTCGACTTTCTTAGTTTTGGGGGCATTTGCCTTTACTGTAAATCCTTTTGCCATAACATGTTGTAATTACATTCTTAAGTATACCACGGTCAAACCAATTTGTCCATAGTGTTATATTATATAGTCTTTTTTTATGAGCTCTTTTTGAGAAACTCCTGACTATTACAAGGGCCTAACAACATTCCTTGATCATTAATTCCTTTCAAAGCCATGCTGTTGATTACGATGTCTCCTGACACCGACAATCTTTTTTCGTCTGTCAAGAAGTGGGGGTAAACCGCATGGTACAGATCACTTGGAAACAATAACATATGCCCTTCATTATATTGTTTCTCTAACTTCCAATTTACTTTTCTCATTCTACCTACTATATCAGTATAGGTTAGAATAAAATCCCCTGCTTCTGGATGCATTGTATTTACAACTTTCTGTTCTACTTCTGCAACAGAAGGTATCTTTAACCAAACTACAAATGACCAGATTGCATCATGATTATGTAATGCCTGATATTCTCCAACACCAGTATAGTTTGCCCAGAACTTCTGAAAAGTTAGGTCGTGTATATGAGTTGTTTTTAATTTCTCAGGTATGCCAAAGTCTTTTATATAATCTAGAATAATATTGTTTAAAACTTCTTTCTGAAATCTGTTATCATCATCAATCAGCATCCACTGTTGTTTTGCATTATCGGGTTCGTATTTCTCGACTAGATGATGTAGATGATCTAAATGTTCTTTATCCAGAGTTATGTCTAGAATACCATAGTTAGGCAACTCAACTTTTTTAGTCTTCATTCTTTACTATCCTGATATCTTCTTTACGGCTCTCATCATCAGGATAATGATTAAAGAATGATCTTACATGTTCCATCTTACCCTTTACATCTTGGCCTGGAACATTCTCCATAATTAGGTATTCGCCAATATAAACGTTATAGGTACTCATCTTCCCAAGTAGCCATCATATCTTCTAAGTCTTTCCGAATATCAGGATGATACATCAAATGGTTGTCATGCTCTAATCTAAAAGAGAGTGATTCATAGATGTATTCTAGCTCCTTTACATCGAGCTCTATTTGCATTGTTTCAGTAGAAATGTTCATTATAAACTTATCTATAAAATTCTTTTCTTATCCTCTACAGGATTTATGGGTGAACCAAGAGCCATGCTATTCAAAGCAACATCGCCAGCAAGTGCAATACGATACTCTTTAGTTGTGTAATGTGGGTATACAATATGATTTATGTCACTTGGAAAAAACAACATTTTACCTTCTGCACCTTTTCCAAGCACAAAGTTTCTCTTTTGTAATTGTCCACATGTATCAGGATAAACTAACACAAAGTCACTTGCTTCTGGCCTGAATCCAGCTTGTACCTGTCTCTCGTCTTTTCCTTCAAACGGAACGGTCAACCATACTACAAACGTGAAGATGCCTTGATGGTCATGAATACTTTGGTAATCACCATCGAGTGATGCACGACACCAGAAACGACTAAATGCCAGTTCATGTGAATGTGTTGTCTTAAGTTTAAATGGGCAACCGTAAGTTTCAAAATACTTCTCGGTGCAGGGCTTCAATACATTATTTTGAAACAAGTTCTCATCATCATTGATTGGAAATTGTTTATAATCCTCTTCGATACTTATTAAACGATTACCTTCCCATTCAGCATCGTGAGAATACTTGTGTACTATCTTCCACAGGTAATCAATATCTTCTTGTTCAAGTTGAGCCTCAATAACTCCAAAGTTGGGCAGTTCAGCTGGTTCGCAATACTTCATAGTCTTTCCCTGTATTTACGTCTCCCAGTAACTACCTTTTCCATCATTTTTTCAGTGTATCTTCCTATGTAGTATCCCTTGGCCTCCAGTTGTTTTGATGTGTCGTCCAACGCGCTGATTTTTTGTATCATCACAATAGTAAACATCTCATCTATCTTTGTCAACAACCATAAGTCTCTTCCCTGTTGATTCAGAAACGTGTTAAGTCCGTCAACGCCGCCAGACATTTGATCTGGATTTATCTTATCTGCATCTGATTGTGCAGCCACTATTACTATATCCTTACTTCCATCAAACTTATCGCACTCTCTAGATACAACCTCCCAAAAGTCGTACGCGCTGAAATAGTCATAAACCTTAACCAGTTTCATACGACCATCATCCCTTGCCTTCTTACTGAAGGGACACCGAGGGCCATTATAGTCCCCTTTATTCATATCATCGGGATTCTGTAACCAATCAATCCAATCGTTCGTAAACGGTTCCAAATAATCTAACGCATGTGCCACTAATAACTCTGATCCTCCTTGATACATTCATCGCCTATACAAACAGAAAACGACAAACTATCTGTGTGATATGATCTGTAGATGCGACCCCAGATCAAATCAAACTCTTCCTGATCTAGATTTTTAAACAAGCACTTATCCTCATAGTATATGTGATAGGACTTTAATCCTTGATTCGTAACGGTACTTGAATTCTCCATGAACCTCCTTTTAACTCGATAAGCTTAAACTTCTTTCGATTCTTCTCCATCTGAACTAACTCAGCATCATTCGCAATGCTGCCATACTTCACAGGTGGATTGCCCTTGTATGTCAGTATATGCGTATCAACCATATGGTAAAGAGTATCCCAAGTCAGAGTATCCTTTAACTCACTCGCTAAAAGAGATATCTCCTCACTATCCAGTTCCTCACTTACCACCTTACTTCTAATAGCCACCAACTCATTCAAGTTGATGACTACCCTACTATCATTATATATTGCCATAATGTTCTCTTAACCTCCGTCAATATCACAACCAATCGTTGCACCCGCTACAACTCCCAAAGGTATTGCCCACCATCTTCCATCACCTCTACTCATTGCTGCTGCAGCTCCACCGCCAAGTAGACCGCCAGCAATCTTACCATCTGAACAATCATTATCATCATAAGTTACTTCTGTCTGACGAATGACTTTCTTTCCACCATATCCACCACCAGCTATATCTCTCTTACATGGAACTTCAATAGTCTCATTAAAGAAACGAACAAAGCCAGGATCTTCTTTAGTGCCTGGAACATACTCTTCTCTGTATGTTTGTTTATAACAAGTCTTACTCGAAGCATAACCTTCTTGGTAAGTATCAGCCATTGCACTTACAGGTGTCAATGCTATAATTGTTGCAAGTAATGTTTTCATATTAGTCAAAAGAAATACCTTCTTCATCAGGTAGGTCAAGTAACTTCTCTTCTACCCAATGATCTTTGTTATCTATGCCAGCAGCTTCAACATATGCTATGATATGTTTATCTACTTGCTTGTAGATAGGATGTAAGTCTATATCCATTCTTACATCATGTGCAATTTCAGCCACTTGCTTTTCAGTTAAACAATGATCAGGATGAAGAAGATCACAACAAGGGATCCTCTTCTCTATCAGCTGATTAATGTTTATACGAATCTCATAGTCGTTATAAACTGCCATTAAAAGAACCTACCTTTAGTTCCATAGTTTACGATACCGATTGCTGAACCTATACAAAAGGTCATCAATACAAGTGTTAATACAACTCCTTCGATCATTGTGTCTGTCCATTATGTGTTTACTTCTATAGTATAACACAAACCTGGCCCAGAGTCAACCTATACGGCAATTTTTTATATCCAAAAATTTTTTAAAAGCGAATAATATATAGCTGTCGTTTTCGGTTCGTTGTAGGTTAGCGCATCGCTAATTCATATAAAACAAAAAACATAAAAAAAACCTGGCATAAGGGTGCCAGGTCTAAAGGGTGCTCTGCTCTCTTATATAAGGGTGGCATGCTTAGTGTTTATGCTGCCTCTGTTGGTATTGGTTCGGATGCCCTTAGTTTGGGATAGAAGCAGATGGCGGCGCTGTGGTTTCTGTGGTTTTAATCTGGTGTAAGTAATCTGCCTGCCATCTGGTAGCGTATAGGTTCGCTGAGCGAGTATATTCCGTGGCATTAGAGCGCTACCTCCATACCTGATACGAAATCCTCCTTAAGGTGTTTGTAAGTTAGAAACCATTCAAAGTTACGCTGGATTACGCCAGTGCCTGTAGAAAATTCGTCAAGCAGGGCATTTAATCTGCTTTTGGTTGTAACTGTCTGCCAACCGCCATCAAAGAGCACAATGCTGTTTGCATACACTTCAGCAATCTTGTTGCCATGTAGTTTGACTATAGCACCCGCTCTGTTAGTGGCGGAGCATATGAACTGTGCTACCTCTGTGTTACCTGAGCGGAAGTCTTTACGATTTCTGATCGCTCTATTCATTTGAGTTTCAATTTTTCTCATTTGAGGGTGCTCCGTGTGTTTGTTTGTATGTAAGTATAATAAACGATTCACTAGGTAAAGCAACCTAGCAAATCTATAGAAAAGATTAAATTAATCTTGGTCTGTGTAGACGCCTTCAACTACTCTTTTGCCGTTGAGAGCGTACCAGACTAATTCCGCTATGCCATACTGCTGTGCCATGTCGTAAAGTTTGTCATAAGCGAACCCTTCCACGCTTTCTTTAATTGTGGTGCCAGGGATTTCTATAAAGTATTCAGTAATCATAATTGTAAAAAAGGTAAATTGGACTATAATAAAAAAGTACCCTATGCAAAGATAGGGTTTGCGTACTTACTGCAAGGATGGGGATCTTCGGGAGAACAACCGAAAGATGCAATAAAGGAATCTAACTCTTTGATTTCTTTTGCGGTTAGTGTATCGAAATCAACTGTAGCAATGTGATCTACACCCCATTCTGCAACTTCAAAAACAAATTCTTCCCAGTCGCAGCAAACGTGTGCGACGTTTTCAAAGTTATCTGACTTAAGGATTCTGTTAGAGATTGCGTCAACTCTGTTCATAATTAAAAAACCTGTGTTTGATTTATACCTTAATTATAGTCTATCAGGGCGCAAAAGCAACCCTTTTACAACAAAATATTAAGGGAAAATGGACGGAAATTAAATTGGCACAAAGGCCCAATTTTTGAAAAAAAAGGCCTTTTTCTTAATGTTTCCTTCATGTGCCAATATTCAAATCGGCACACTATAAGGAAATTAACCTCTATGAGGTTAATAATTCAAATCCATACTGGTTTACAATTACATCTTCAATTTCTTCTAATTGGTTATACTTCATTACATCAAGAAGTAAATCTAGAATCTCATAAATTGATTCATCATCTTCTTTATTAATTGTAATTAGTGTATCAAAAATTTGATGTCTTAATTTCATTCTTAGAGGTTTCATAATAGAAAAATGTTTGTTATGTACCTATTATAATTCCAATAGTAATAAAATCTAGGTATTTTGTGCCAATATTTTCAATTGGCACATATGGATAATTTACTAAATTTACCTATAATAGAGACTGCCGCCTGTCCATGTCGCTTTGTTTGGATCAAGCGCTGCTTCTCTCTCTTTGATAATTCTAAAGTCAAAGCGTACGCCCTTCGCTGGTGCTTTCCATGAAGCAGGTTTAAAAACCTCGCCTTTGAATGATATAAAGGCAACAACCGAGGCATCGCTATATCCGCCCTCGCTGTTTGGATTCTGTTGTATTACCTTCCAGTATTTTTTGCCTTCGCTTAGTCTAAATTTCATTA